TTAATTATCTGTACCAGTCAAGCGTACTGCCATTTGAATTGTTTTCTGCCTTTCTTCCGGCTTCATAGGTCTTTCTTCCAGCAAATAACCGTCTGGTGTATAGTAACCTACTCTTCCTTCGTCCTGGTCTATAAACTTGTAGCACTCGCCATTGATGTACTCACCGCCCTTTCTTAAATCGTCAAGCATTTTCCCGATTCGTTCTTGCAGTGGTTTCATTTTTCCTTTGAAGTCAGCTTTAACTACCTCAAAATTCTCTGTTAGTTCTTTCATTTTTATTTGAACTTCCACAAGATTAGCCCGAAGCTCATTTGTTTCTTCTTGAGAGAACTTTGAGAGATAACTTCTCTCTACGACTTCATCGCAGCTATCACGTAAAATTTGCGCTCTTTGCTCCACTGGAGTATCAGCCAACATTATATCTTTCATTGCAAAATAAGTTTGATTATTAATGAATTGAAGTCTATTTGAAAGTGGTACTTATTCAAGAGAACAAACAGTAAAATTGCGATTCCTAATATGTTATCTATAATTCTCCATATAAACCACTTCTTAGGGATAAGGCTTAAAACAATCAATGCAAGAAAACCTATCCATTGAGAGCTTATTACACCTATGAAGCACAATATAAGGTAGATCCAGTTGCACATTCTCCAAACAGCGAAAACTGGGCTTATCTCAGTGAGATCGTTTTTGTCCTTATACTTTTCCACAGCAGCGAAAACTTTTTTGCAAGCTGCCAAATTCAGCACTTCAAAGAAAAGGCAGAAGACTATCAGTATATAAAATATTGTTGTCATTCTTGCACCTTCTTTACATTAAACATCAAATAATCAAACCACAATTCAATGAATTGCTGCCCGAAATACTTTGCTTTCTCTCTTGATTCTTGCCAAAGCCGAGAGCCGACACTCGCATACGCAGGCGAGGGGGCGTTATCCGTATACGCATAACCGAAGCCCGCACGATTGTTTATAGCGTCAATAACTGGAATATACACAAGCCCTTCTGTTTCTTTGATTTCTCTCTCAGTCCACAAAGCAAACCAGGGAAAATAGAAACGGCTGCTACCGCTTGCGTCCGGTTTAGGCTGGTAATTCTTACCCCACAAAGCCTGGCTGATTGTTTCAAGTTTGATTAAGGCAATAATTCCTTTTCTTACTCCAGCAGAACGCAAAGCCTTCTCATCAATAGGGGAACACTTTAAAGCAGCACACGCATCATCATAACTTCGGATTGTCGTGTAATCATCAAGGGTAGGGGTTGGTTTCTTTTCACCTTTGCAGAACAAGGCTACCAACACGTTTTTCACTTCTTCACTTTTAGCAACGTCTAAAGCTGCCTTTACTTCAATCTCAGTAATTTCAATTACTTTCATCTTTTAAAGATTTTAATCGTTTGACAATTTTGTTAGTTAATCGTATCGCATTATCCACTCTGGTACTTCTACCTTCGTGTGGGATATTTTCTATTAGCACTGGAATAAGCCGGATAAGCTCATTTACCAAGTGGTTGGGTATTTTCTTCATCGGCTTTCCTCCAGTTAGGATCGGGATCAGGTATTTCTATATTCAAGTATTCCAAAGCATACTCTCTGAGCTTCTCGCAATATGTTGAGAATGTTAGCGTGTCCATTGTTGCAGTTGATCCGGGAAACTCTATAATTTCACCCGTATGTTTGTTTACTACTTTGTCCTTAGTCATTTGAGCCTTAAAAAACTCGTGTACTTGTTCCACACTTGTAAACTCCCATCCGGCATTAAGCAACCCATCTAACAGCATTGGATAGATACACCCCCATAGCCAGCCGTTTTGATCGTTGGAGCGTGGCTTCCTAACCTTTTTCACTATTACCTGGTAAATCCCATCTACCGAATGAGAAAACAAGTCGTATAACGGTCTGAGGTTGAATAGCCCACCCTTCTTTTCTATCAAAACTTTATTTGTCATATAGCTGTAGCTGTTTTTCTAAACTCTTTCTAACTGCGTGTATGGCTCCTTCTCTACCTTCAAGGCTTCTCAGGTAATCTTCCAGCTCCTTACGTGTTTCTGCGATATAGTAGCCTTCACTCGTGGCGATCAGCCCAATCACCATACCCGAAAGTCTAATATGGTTGATAATCTTTCTTATTCGTGGACTATCAATTTTACACCCATAAGACTTTAAAGCCGAACACATCGCTTTATTTGTAATCGCTTTAGATTTACCTACCTTACCGTGAAGCCCTTGTACTATGAGAGGCAGAATAACTTTGTCCTCATAATCGGTTAGAGGTTTTGTTTGCTCTGAAAATCCTTGTATCATACCTAAAAATTGTTTAAGGTTATACTTAAACCTGGTTTAGCGGCATAAACCGCCTTTCCAGTAAGTTTTTGCACCTCAGATACAAATAAATGCTCATCGCTGTTATTAGATGAGAGGTGTAAAAGAACTATGTTTGCAACGTTGCTCAAATCGTTTTCTTTTAGAGCTTGTTTGCAACTTTCCAGTTCCATGTGAGAAACCATTAACCTGTTTCTTTGCGTAAGAGGAACACGCCCAGCATTAATGCTTTCTATCAGTTTCGTATCAGAGTAATTACATTCAATCAGTATATGATTCAATCCAGAAAAAGTATATTCAGACTGGCAACTATCCGTTAAAAACATAATACTACCACAATCCGGGTGCTTAATGAAATAGCCAACACAAGGTACATCGTGGAAAGCAGGGAAGGGGATCACCCGAAAACCACCAAGCAGATAGCCTAATCCTACTTTAATGGCTTTTACTCTGGAGCCTTTCAATTCCTTGCTTTCTATCACTTCTGAAAGAGCCAATACATGAAAGCCACAATCTACCATTGCCTTAGCATATTTAGCATGATCGTTATGCTGATGAGTTATTAAGCAGCCTACTACTTTGCGAATATTGAAATCCAAAGCCTTTTTTACGTCTATGAAACGTATTCCAGCCTCGATAATCAAAGCCTCATTGCCGTTATCCAGTATGTAGCAATTACCACTGGACGAACTGCCCAAAACTCTTAATTCCATTCCCATTAGAAACCTGGCTTATTTTCATTGGAAGCCGTTGCAGTATTGGCACTGGTAGTAGAAACTTCCTCAAAGCTAACATCTGACACATCAAAACGCTGTGTTCCCCTTGTGGGCATAGCGTCTGTATGCTCTTCCGCACCCTCAACATCATTTTCAAATGCTTGTTGCATTTCTATAGAGAGATAGCCGTATTTACTAAGTAAATTTCTAATAACGGTTTTGATAGCCATCCCATGAAAATTACCGAGCCATCCAACGGTTTTACTGTCTGCCGAGAAGGGCAGTTCGGCAAGTTTCATAAGGCTTTCTACAGTTGTTTCCTTCTTTAACCCTTTTGAGTAGCGTTTGGCGTGGGTAGCCATTTGTTCAACAGTCATGTACAACGTCTTAGAGAAGCCGTTAAGCAATTCAAAATAGCAGAAGTAACCTATGATCTTATCAGACTTCTTTTCTCCATCAAAAGCGATCTCGCCAGTAAGTTTGTTCACTTTACGAACTTCACCATCAAAAACGACATCTGCGTTAATGGTACGGTATTGATTGGATCTTTCCGCAAGCTGAATATAACCTTTGTACCCTAATTGAAACGTTGGCTCCATAACCTTGATATACTTTTGGGTAGGCTTACCGTCTGAGCCAATTTTGGGCTTACCGTTTTCGTCCAGATCATCTACTTTTTTGCTGTTATTGAAAGGGATAATGAAAGCGTACCCCAAAGCCTTATTGATTGGCAATTTCAAAACAGCAGCTTTCAGACATTCCGCTACAACCGCTTTCGGCTCACATAATTGTAAATTTGAATCCGAGTTGTAAAGATCAATAATGGAAGCAACAAATGTGGAAGCATTCTTAGACAGCGCATTTTTAAATTGTTCCATTACAGAAGGAGCGTTAAGCATAGTTTTCAGCACATCTATTTTTTTTGCCTGTGCTGGCATTTTCGTTGATTGAGTATTAACTACTTGTGTACCATTTGAATTTTCTTGCATCATAAAATTATTATTTAAAGTTGTTTGTATTCTTCCATTGTTCCATTTCCGGCAACACGTATCATCAAAGATTTATCTTTGCTAACCACGAGGTTTATTACTTGCGACATGGTAGGTATAAGCTCGTTCACACTTTCCCGATTATCAATGAAAATGGGTGCTGTGATACCTACCGATCGACATATAGCGTTTATTATATCCAGCCCGGCATTGATTTTTGAAGCATTATTTACATCGGCAAACGGCACACCATCCACAGAGCAAAAGCAGGTTATAGCCTCATTCCCATTCAACTTTTCGCTGATAAACGAAAACTTAACCAAAGAGAACATTCCGTTAATACGTTCCATCAGCTTGTTGTCTTTTTCTTTCTGGAAGTCTTGTACCAAAAACTCCAAACGTTCTTGTTCTGCCAGAGCTTCATTGTTTTTATCTCTTCTATCCTCCAGATCCTCAATAACTTTATTGGAACGCTCTATAGTATCACGTTTACCCAGCTTCTTATTCAGCTCATCTATAGCCTCAGAAAGAATAGCCTTATCTTCTTTCAACTCTGTTATGTCTATAGGTTTGGCTTCTGCCTTTAACTGGTTTTCAAGATCTACGATTTCATTACTGAGAGAAATCCAGGTAGGATCGGAAAGAATGATCTTTTGTGTATCTTGTTCTTCCGGCATATTCCCTTTACATTCATTGATATTATGCACCAATATTTCTTTCTCGTTACTCAACTGAGTTATAGTAGCTTGAATAATTGAACACTGCTTTTTAAGCTCTTCAACTTTTGCAGCTTTTTCCTTGCCTTCATTTTGTACTGCTTTCAGTCGGTTTGCCTTATTGAGATTAAAATTGTTCTGTAATTCTTGTTGCTTGGCTTGAATATCTTCTACCTCCAACTCTCTTTTACAAGTCGGGCAAATAAAAGCTCCTTCCGGGTACTGTAACGTTTCCGCATCTATGGCATAGAACTTGCCTCTCAATACTTCCAAATCATTGTTTAGAGCTTCGATAGTAGCTTTGATACGAGAATGATCCTCTTGTTTACGGAATATTTCAGCATCCTTGCTTTTAACTTGATATTCCAGCTTTGAAATATTATCCAGTACGTCATGGTAGGACTTATTGGCATTTTGTCTTATCTCATTTTCTCTTTGCGACTTGGCAAGTTTTTTGTTCCCGATTTGCTTTTGCAACTCAGATTTGGCTTTGAACTCTGCTTCTATCTGCTTGCTTTTATCGGCTAACTGGCTATCAATATCTTTAATTTTCTCTTTTTTGTCGGCTATTTCCTTCTTCAAAACCGCCCAATCCTCACTTTCAGGCATTGCATCACGTACCGAATCAATTCTACCAGGAATACCCTTTAGCTCATCTTTGATAGCTGATTTCTTAGAGGCTATTTCTTTTGCTAATTGCTCTAAGGTTCTGCCGGAAATAAGACTAATCAGCTCTTGAAACTTTGGATTGATATTAGCTACTTCCTCATTCGTAACGTTACCAGCCATTTCAAGCAGCATAGCTTTCTGATCTTGCGCTTTCATGGTCGGGAAATATAATGGGTTAGTAATCATCCTAAATACATCTTCCGGCAAGATCGCTGCTACTTCCGCATCATACTCCTTTTTTGTTTTGAGTTTTACACCATTCAAATAAAACTCTGTAGCATGGTTTTGAAGGACACCAGCGTTTACACCGCTTCCCCATTTCTCAACATAGTTACGTTGCAGTTCAACATCTCTGCCATTTATAGACAATACACCAGTTACGCTATGTACAAGGTGTAAGATTGGTTTTCCATCTTCTCCCAACGTTTTAATGTTAAAGTTGGTATCAGCCCTATTCGTGCTGTCCTTCCCAAATAACAGCCACAAGAACGCATCTTGAAGCGTTGTCTTTCCTGTGCCATTTTCACCACAGATAAAGGTGTTTTTATCTGTAAACTCTACTGTTAGATCCTGAATTTTCTTGAAATTCTTTAGGATCAATTTCTTTAAGAATACTTCTTTCATAATTTGTTTATATAAGTGTCTATTTTCTCTGTCTTTTCGATAGTTAATAATTCAGCTCTGGAGTATAGTATTTTGGAGCGTTTCTCTGTCCCATTCCTTGTAGGGTGTACAAGTTGCTGGCGTACCCACCGTTTTACACGAGCCTCACCGAATGATTTATAAGCCTCCCTTTGGGAAATGAGATCTTTTGCCGGAAATACCATTTTTGCGTAATTAGCTGCTCCAAGTTCTGCCATGTCACGACAAAGGTTTTTAAGCTCGTATAGCTCCAGTACAATACCCATTATCTACATTTCCTTTTCCGTATTCTTTTAGCCCTCAACATTTTTCTGAAATAGTGCTGTACGCTTTCTGTATTGTACTGGTTATCTGTATAAAGTACATAGAACATCAGGAAGCACATAGCCGTAAATAGAAGTTGGTGCGAAGCTGAGAACGCAATAGCACATACCAGGAAAGTAACCCCTAAAGCACCGAATATGGAGCAACCAACCAAATTTAAAAACGTGTCCAAACTCATATCAATGTTGCATTATTG